ACGTCCCCTGAGGTAAGCCCCGCACGCCGACCGCTGCGGGTCATGGACCGCATCAACTGACTAAGAGCGATCAGCTTATCGCTGGTCGATAGTTCGCCCGACAAATTGCCCCCCGCCACGTTCGAGAAACGATCAATAAGCGGCCTTTGGTCAACCGGCTGGCCCGCCCCTCCGCCGAACAACTGAGATAAAATACCAACCATCACTTACCCCTTAGAAAATGCTTCCCAACCCGCCAAGAAGTCCGACTACATTTGTAGCCGTCCCCAGAAAGCCATCGCCCGGATCGCGGGTTTGTGTCTGAGTTGACTGAACATTCGGCAGACCTGTCAAACCAGACTGAAGGATGCGAAGTTGCTCCACCGGATAACCGCGCTGTGCGAGGAAGTCCTCATACGCCACATTGAGGTTCTGCTGCGCCATCTGGCGTTGTGCTTCGCCCGTACCCAGGAGCATGGAAGAGTATAACTGCTGATTGCGAAGAGCCTGATCGCCATAGCCCGCAAGCGCCGCAGCCCCAGCAAGCTGCTGTGTAGGCATACCCTGTGCAAGCCCAGCGGCCTGCGTATATCCCTGCCCGTATAGGTCTGCCAGCGTCTGCGCGGTGTTAAGGTCTTCCTGCCCCGCTAGTTGAGCTTCGTAAACACCCCGGCGTTCGTTACCGAATGCGCCCCCTCTAGCCATCTCCGCCTGCCTTGCGGCGTCGCGCTCCGCGCGGGCCTGGGCAAGACGGGCCATCGTCGCGTCAATGACGTTCTGCTGATACGGCGACATGAAGCCTTGAACATTTTGCTGAAACTGTTCGGGGCCGTATCCTGCCGCGCGCTGTGCGGCTTGAGTCGCCTCGGCCAGTTGCGAAGACCCGACTTGGCCGGTCGCGGCTTGGCGCGCAATGTCAAATGCCTGAAGTTCGTCTGGGCGGAAACCAGCAATTCGCGGCCCCGGATATGGCTGGTAGGGAATACCGGCGACCTGCTGGGCGGCGGTGATGTTCTGCGCCAATGCCTGCTGAATAAACGGGTCCAGCGTATTTTGCTGAGTGACCGTGGAAGTCTGAGAGCCACCTGTAGACATTACTTATAGCTCCTTAGCCATAGTGGTGCATAGTTTCCTCGCGCCCCGTTGCGCTAATAGCCGCACCCAGCCATCCCTACCAGAAACCGTAACGGATTTACAGCCGATAGTTTTTGCGTATATTTCTACGGACTCTATCATATCCATAAGTTGTTGTAACTCCCCGCCCCCCAGAAACACATGAAACACGTTGCGGTTCGGATACGATAGTATTTCTGTTATGAGCGCGCCATTCTTTGCGGGCCATAGTTGGTATGTCCCGTTGGCTACGCCGCGCCGTATATCTTCTATATCGTGCGTATTGTTAGCGTATTTGAGAGCTTCTTCAAGCCACGGCGCGCACCGATCAAATTCCGCCAATTCCTGATCTGCAAGCATCATTGCTGCGCCTGTGATACATTAAGAACAACGGCGGGGGAGGCTGGAGCAAAAGCCGTTGCCGCTACAGTGTCTACTGTAACTGCCGTGTTGCTCGAAGCAAAGACTAACTCTACATACTCGTTTGCGGCCAAAGAGATTGTCTCTTGTACCGTGATTGGAACGTAGCCATTGTTAATATCCATCGTCACAAGGCGCGATGAATTAGCGATATCCGCACCGTTCTTGCGGAACCATACCCAGACGTTTTTGGCCGAGGAGTTACCGCTCGTAAGCTGGATCGTCACCGTGAAACTGTACAAGCCGGATTCCGGCACGACGATCCGAGATGCCGGGCTTCCGATGACGACGCCATTGCTGATCTCAGTGTTGTCGAAGGTCAGGGTATAAGCGGTATCAACCGCCGCTGGCGTCTGATCAGAGGTCTTGGTAAATTCACCATAATACTTCTGCTGTTCTATCGTGGGCCGCACGAACAACACGCCATTCGTGGCGTCAGATATAATACATACCCCAAGTGGGATGACGTTGTCCGGCGCAGTAGGTTTCGTTGCGGTAAGGGCGCCCGCAGTTGTAGGGTGTGCGTATAGAATATCGCCCGCTGTGAACGCGCTGGTGTCAACGTCGCGCACAAACCCCCATGTGCAGCAGTAACCCTTTTCACCGCTGTCCGGCAGGTCGTGCGTCATCACCCCTAAGATATTGAGGGTGGGCGACGAGCCATCCGCAAGATACGGAGACACAAGTAGTGCGGTAGATGTAGCTCCGGCAAAACCAACTACCGTTCCATTAGGAATTGTGGAGCCGGTCGTGTTACTTACGCGAGCATATTGCTCTTGGCCGATCTGCTGGACAACGCCGTAATCCATGCCAAGATCGAGTGTCTGATCGGTGTCGTTCCACGACAGACTACCCAGAGTCGGGGTGTGACTAAAATCCGTCAGGAAACTCGCGTCCCCGACTACAAGTTTCTGCGGCGGGTAGATCAATACATCGCTGCCGATCTTGTAATTCTTTGCGTCGGCGCGCTCGATGATCCCGTTGCGCTGCGCGTCCAGCGAAGGATCGTAGGCTTGTGGTGGATAAGGGAGTTTCACCTACGGCCCCCCGCGATGACATTGAGGCGCTGCGTCCCTACGCGCCAGTCAGACGGTGTGGCGTTTATCCGCATTTTCAACTGGCGTCCGTTGAAACGAACGGAGGTGGGGTTTGTAAGAGAATACGGCCCGTAAGTGCGTTCGGTCGCGTTGGGATAGTACTTCGAGATAAAGGTCAGCGTGACATCGCCCTGGTTCAATTCATCAGGAATTATCTCGTTGACGTACATTATGCGGTCGCCGTTTCCGATTTGAACCGGCCCGCTTTCGACAAACACACTGGCGTCGTCGTAGTTGAGGCCAAGTTCGTGATCGTAAAGCGAGCCATCTGCCGTCGCCATAACCGGGTTTTTGAACACACCGCTGTCCGTCCCGGCTGTGCGCGCCAATTCCCCGATGCTCCAGTAATTCGCTTTGTAATTCCAGAGAACGTAGCGGTCGTTCTCGTTGGAATTAGAAGACGGATATAACCACCACACTTCACTAAACTCGGATATGTTGACTGCGTAAACCTTACCGATCTGGTCGGTGTTCATATCGGAAAATACATAGTCCGAGACATCGCACGGAATGTCGCGCACATAACCATCGTAAATGTGGAAACTGTTCCGGCCCATCCATACGGCGAAGTTGTCGAGGCTAGCAATGCAATTCGGGCTAACAGCGCCGCAAGCGCGCCCCGCCTTCTCAAATGTATATACATACGGCTGGCCCACAAACGTAGCAATGTGGGCGTCGGTGTCTGTAACGAACAGTGTTTCGCCACGAACGCGCCGCGCCGTCATCAATTTGCCCGGTGTCTGAAGAAGCTGCGACCCGGCGTTGTTGGTGCTGGCTGCGGTCCATGTCGTGTTGTCTTCGATGTCGCTCCACGCCACTTTACGCGGGTTGCCATCCGCACCAAGGGCAAACAGTGCGCGCTCATTGGAGACGATAAGACCGGAGCAGCCGGTGGGCGCGTTGGCGATAGGCGCGGCAGGGACGCCAGACCCCAACTGCCATTCGTACAATTCACCGTCCGATGTAGCGCAGCCGACAAGATACTCGCCCCAAGTATCCAGCATCCATGTGTCGGGCGGAATGCTAATACCGGAGTCCGGTCTTGGCGTTCCGTAATATCCCTGGCCGTAGCTTCCGATGCCGAAACCGTTCGCCAACGTAGCGTCGGCGTTGCCGGTCACAAAGCCGGTCGGGGTGATGTCTTCAACTGTGTTGGACGAATCTATCGCGTACAACTTACTGTTTGTCCCAATACCGATCCATCTGGCCCCGGCATTGGTACGCCAAGCCAGCATACTCCGAGCAACGCCCGTGAGCGAGATCGCGTCATCTCGTTCCTGCCAACCACCAATGGGCGTAAGCACACCTTCCACCCACCGGACAAAGTTGGCGTCGTACCAACGTCCGGCGGAATCAAGTTCCGTCCCGTTACGAAACACACCTGGCGGTAATTTGAGCGGTTGAAGAGCCATAGAGTTACCCGTAAAAAAGATGCGGTTCTTATATCACTTATGCGCGCTTTTTACAGCCTCTGTCCATGCCTCAATGGCGAGGCGGTGTTTAACAGCGCAATCTGCATATTGGCTCAGGAGCATCGCTTCCCAGATGGCCCTTTCAGGATCAAGAAAGGGTGTGGGCAAAGCGCCCACCTCCTGACAGTCACTTGCTAGGTTTGCCGGTGGCGCTGGCATTGGCTGAAGCACGACTGCTTTCGAGCAGCCCGACAACAACAGGGTCAGCAACACAATCATCAGGCACAGCAGGACGATCTTTATAGATCGTGCGTATTTGCCCAGAGACATTGGTTCCCATGCGATAGACTTGATCCCGCTCGACCTCATAGGTTGAGGCTTGCCTGTCCATTTCATCTTGTATCTCCTGCCGCTGTTTCTCGGCCTTGGCGTATGCCTTCGCAACCGCAGCATCACACTGCCAGTCCCGCAGTTTATATCCAGCCAACCCGCCGATAGCTAATGCGCCCGCGGCAGCGTAAGCGAATAATGGGTTAAATGATATCACTGTCTGCGCCTCTGATCTTTCCCCATTCGCGCACTACAAAGGCTGAGGCGCAAGCGGTTATCATGGCAGCAAAACCCATAGGCTCTAGCGGCTCACCATTCACAAGAGGCAACCAGATGGCGTTGACCAACACGCCAACAGCAATCCCGACACAAGTAACAGGCCGCCACCATACACGAATGACATTGCGAAGCGCCTTTTCTGCTTTGATCAGTTTTTCGGCCATTGAGCTTCCTTCAGCATACGATGAGCGTTAACAGTGACAGCAGCAACACGGCGCAGCCAGCCCCGGCCAAATGTCTTGAAGGTCCGCAGCTTCTGGTAGTAGGCGTTCCGCATGGCTTGATAGCGATCAATCGGGTGCGCGTGTCCGTGGGTGCGTATATACTGCTGCATCTGTTTCAAGGTGGTAGGACCAATTTGCCCGTCTGGCTTTGCGCCCACCATCATTTGCAGATATTTAATAGCCCGCCTCGGCCCAGCATTAACGGCGAAATCAAACACGCATAGATCAAGACCGACTGGCAGGTCATCGCCTTTGACGACTTTCCAATAGCGAACAAAGTAGAGAGCACGGACATGGCTAATGTTCAGGTTTCGCATCACCTGCTCGCTAACAGGATGCCCAACCCAGTCTTCATAGGTGGCCTTTGTCACGCCAAGATTAGTCATTCCGCCGGGATCAGCTGGGTGATTGACGTAGCCGCCTTCGTGCTTCAGCACTTCCACCAGGCATTTGTCGAAGTTGCCTTGCATAGTTCACCGCCCGGGCTTGTCCTGCTTTCCGTCCAGCCGATCCATGATGCGTTCAAAGTGCTGGTCTAGCAAAATCTTCAACTCTTTAATCGTGCTTTTATAATCTTCCTTGAAGACATATTTCTCAGGCATATTGCGGACATCTTGGTCCAGCCTGTCAAGCGACTTGGTAATGCGGCCAAGAACCCAACCGCCAAGCGATGCAGCGATGGTCACCGCAAGGTTAAACAGCATTTGATAATCCATCACTTGCTCCAACGCACCAGAATTACCACAGTTTCATAAGGATGACGGTTTTCCCGCCAACATCAAAGTATGTCAGATCATCCTCGGTAGCGCCGTAAATGATTTTAGCGGACGGCAAAGTCAGGCTTTCGGGGAAGAAATACATTCCGCCAGAGGTAGCGCCCTCGGAAGCGGCAAAGTCCTTGATCGTTTGAAACCATGCTGGGTCGTGGATGTAACTGCGCGATCCGTTAGCGTCATCACGCATCAGTGCGTAGGTCACGATGTATTGCCCATCCCGGATAAAACCGAAAAGCGCCGCAACGGTGACGCCATCTACATCAACCTTGAAGCTGGCGGTGCCGTGTGTCGCCCACACCGAGTTAAGGATCCCAAGTACGTGCGCCCGCTTATCCGCGTCGGTTTCTACACCGGCAGGCCAAAACCCCGGCTCCATATCCACGACAGGGGTCGTCCCGGCCAGGAGGCCGTCAAAATCGAAGTCGTCCAGACCGGTCAATTTAGCCCATGCCATCATGAAAACGTACAAACCTTTGTAGCTCCGACAGTAGTGCCGAAGGGGTTAGATGCGGTCCAAGTCCATATAGTGTTTGTGCTATTGGAAAAGCTGGCCGACGCACGAGTAAAACTCGTTCCACCTATATCCAAAGTGGTCCACCCGCTATTTGAGTATACTCCACTAAGGGCAAAACTGACCGCACCAGAGCTAGTGAGGTAGTAAAGCCCTATAATAGTCGCCCCGGATAAAGGATTGAACGTGCCGTCCACGATTGAGCCAAATGCGGGAGATGCCGCATATCCCCAGTATGTAATTCCCTTGACGACATACGTCCCAACGGTGACAGTCTGCGTATCCAAAGAAGCCTGCGTTCCGTAGAAATTACGGATGCCGATTTCGCCGCTGGATGGGACCGCCCCATAAGTTCCGCTAGTTGCAGCAGGAACGTACGCCCCACCAGCATAATATTCATTCAAGCTAATTGGGTTGCTGCCACCAAACTCAGTCTGGATATCTGCCAGTGTGAGCGGGCCGCTGGTCGGAAGCGCCATTAGATACTCCCGTAGGCCGTTACATTATTCTTGAACAACACATTGCCGGAACTATCAATGCGGGCGATATCTGTCGCACCGTATTTAATATACAGATACGAGCCACTCTGAACGATGGAGAAATTGGCTGTCACAAGGTTCGTAGCGTTAGTGGCGGTAGTCGCCGTAGTCGCGGAAGTGGCCGTCGTAGCGGTGGCGGCGGTAGTCGCCGTAGTCGCGGAAGTGGCCGTCGTAGCGGTGGCGGCGTTACCCGAAATACTGATGCCCCAAGTTCCAGTAGCGCCCGTCCCGTTAAGCGGCGTCTTACCATCAATCTGCGTCTGGATCGCCGAAGTAACGCCGTCAAGATAGCTGATTTCGGTTGGTGAAAGACTGGCCCCGCCCGCCGAAAGAGTACCCGCAACAGTCAAAGTCTTACCGGCCCCGACGTTCAAGCCAACACTGGTGCCACTGCCCGCTGCGGAAAACACTGCGTCAATAGTGTCGAGATCGGCGTTGAGCTTCGTACCCCAGGTATCGGAGCTGGCCCCGACTTCCGGTTTCGTAAGACTAAGGTTAGTGGTCGTAGTATCAGCCATAATTTACCTCACGCGGCCAAAGAGTCAGGAAATACTCTCGGCGTCCAAGTCTCTTCTGTATCAGAAATTTCAGTCCAAGTCTTGTCTGTCAATGCCTGTTCAGTCCAAATCTCAGGCGTGATGGGTTGCGTCTGCCATTTAAGAACGGCGGAACACGATACCGACGAAACGCCGAGGATGGCCGAAGATACTTTGACGACTGTACCCGCAGAAACGGATAGGGCCGATGCCGCGGATATATTAGCCGCACAATTTACATCGGCCGTAGTGGTGACGCTCACGGACGAAGACGCGGAAATAGCGGTGGAAGCCGCGCGCACAATCGTGGCGGAGGCAGTAACAGAGGAGGTTACGGAGATGGCGGTGGAGGCGTTGCGCACAATCGTGGCGGAGGCAGTAACAGAAGAAGTTACGGATACAGCGGCGGCGGCTGCACGGACTACGTTGGCCGTGGACGCGACACTCGACGACGCCGCGATAGCCGCGCTCACATCGACGTAATTTGCTCCCCCGTTTATGGTAGAAAACGGAGCTTCAGAAAAGGCAGTAAAACCAAACATTCCTTTACCTCCTTTCTACCTAAATAATGAACTAAAAACTATGGATTAGGGGGCAACAGGCCACAAGATATTAAACGGATCATCCTGAAGCGTAATGTCGCGCAATGCCTGCCGATAGACAGCCCATGTAGTAGTGCTAACGGGTGCGTCAGGCAGTTGCGTCCAGTCGCAATCGGCAAGACGCGTGTTGCGTTTTGCGCGAATATAGGCCCATTGATCTGCTAGTTTAGCGGCCCATTCTTCGTCCGTCAGAGCGATAGCCTCCCACGCCACCACCCAAGCGCCTTGAATGTTCTGCGGCTCTTTACGCTCCAGTCTGTACCGCGGAGGCACCGGCGGCTGCGGGATTTCAACGCAAGGATATACGCCATGTTCAGCCAAAGTACTTTCGGGTATGTCCCCCACCGGGAAGCTGTGGCGAGGGCAATCCCGGAGACTATCCAGTTTGAAAGGATATGTGGTCGTCCCTTCGTGTATCCTGATGTATGCCATGTTCTTTCACCTAAACCGTTATCGCGTATTCAACGAGGTGCGAGAAGCGCTCCCCGGCGAGGAACATCTTCGTGCCGTCGTCCTTGAAGGATATGCCCCAAGGTCTCTGGAAAAATTCACTAGCACAAGACCTGCCCGTGTAGGATATGGTGCTGGCGTCCCACGCTGTTCCAAGGGTGTACTCGTACACCGCGTGCGTAAGGCCCTGAAGGCCCCCCTCATCGACGGCGAAAAGTTTGGTCCCATCCGGTTTAAAAAACAAGCCTCCCATGTTGCTTACCTGAGAAGACGTGTCTCCATTCACGCTGTCATAGCTGGCCGTTGATATATCCCACGCAGTGGAAAGGGAGTACTGGTACACCCTCTTGTTCGCCTGACCAGAAATGTACATTTTCGTGCCGTCATCTCTGAAGAGCACGTTTCTGGGCCGGCTTTCTTGAGACGTTACGGAGAACGAAACGCTGTCATAGGTTGCGGTGGATATATCCCACGCAGTGGAAAGAGAGTACTGAAAGACGCTGTCCGAGTTGTCGCCGACAATGTACATCTTGCTGCCATCGGACTTGAAGGCGACACCGTTAGGCGTCGGGTCCTGCGCCGTGACATCAATAAATTTGCTGGCGTAGGACGTGGTGCTCACGTCCCACGC